TCATGGCATCGTTTTCCTCATTATAGGACACCACCGATTCGCCCATCGCCTCGTTGAGCATACCAACATAAGCCGCTAACTGCCGCTTCTGCTCGGCGGACTTATTTTCCACCGCAGACAGCTTGGCGATTTTGTCCGTGAGGCTCATGGCGGCCCCGGCGTCCTGTGTCATTTTTGATAACTTTTGATCGTAGGCTTGCGATGTATCCGATATAGACTGATTCAGCCGTTCGTTTTCCTCGACCAACGCCTTTGTCTGTTCCTTCAGCCGTTTCTGCTCCTCAGATTCCTTATTCAGCCACATGACCAGCACGGTGACCCCGGCAGCAAGAGCGGCCACCCCCGCGATAATCAGACCGATAGGATTCGCCGCCATCGCCGCGTTCAACAGCCATTGCGCCGCCGTTGCGATGTTGGTAGCCACAGTCTGTGCAGTAACGGCAATCGTCTGAGCGGTCGTGGCGAGAGTCATCCCTTTGAGCATATTGGTGATTGTGGACACGATTTGAAACGCCGCAAAACCCGCAGCAGCCGCCACAAGGTAGGGCGCGAGAGCCTTCAGCACATCCATAATGCCGGAAATAGCCATCGTGATTGGCTTCAGCAGGGGGATGGCGTTTCCCAGCCCCTCGGCCAGTTTGCCCATCATTTCAAAGCCAACAGCCACCAGTTCCGGCAGCATACTGAGCAAGGTTTGAACGATTACCAACACCGCTTGAACCGCAGCCGGGACGAGGCTCGGCAAGGCCCCGGCGATGCCTTTGATTAGCTGTGTCACAATCTGCATGGCAGCAGCCGTCAGAGCGGGGAGGGATTTTACGATCCCGTCCAGCAGACCCATCAGCAGCGTGACCCCGGCGTTCATGATAACCGGTAATAATCGGATGAGCGCGGTTGAGAGCATATCAATCACCATCAACGCGCCGTTTACGATGACATGGATGTTTTTTGCCAAACCGTCTGCCAGCGCAAACAGCAATTTGCCGCCCATGTCAATCAGCTTGGGGAGGAAATCGTGTATGATGTTGTTGACTTCCAGCAACACGCCGTTAAACCCGGAGGTCAATTCCTCCACGGAACCTTCGCCCTTGAGCAGACCCAAGAACGCCCCGGACAGGGTGGAAATGGACGGCAGCATCTGCCCCATGATTTGCGCTTTCATTTCATTGGCAAGTTCGCCCACCGTCTGCTTAGTTTCGCTCATGACGGCGTTAACACGAACCATTTTGCCAGCGTCGGTCTGACCCAAAGCCTCGTTCATCCCGCCGACCGATTCGGAAACCACCTCGGCAAGCACGGCGGCCCGTTCTTCCTCGTTGCCAAACTTGAGGATTTTTTCCTGTGCCTCATCGAATGAATAACCGTACCGGGATAAAGCCCCAACCTGTCCATTCATTACCTTTCCCAGCATGGTGGCAATATTGACAGCGTTTTCCTGAGAGGCGTTCACGCCGTATTGCTGGGCCACCATATCATTCATAACGGGGATCAGGCCCTTGAGGGTTTCCGTCTTGGTGACATATGTACCCAATTCCTGCGCCCCGCCCAGCTGGGTGGTTTGGGAAACCACGCCGAGCCGTTCGTGGGATTTGGTAAGTTCCACAATGCTGGAAATTTGATCGTCCGAGGCGTCCATTGTGTTCCGCATGACGGTGGCTAATTTTGCCTGATTTTCAGCGGAAGCCTGTGCCATCGCCGCGCCGTCCGTGATGTAATCTTTTACCGCCGCGCCCACTTCTTTGATCCCGTTTACGAGGGCCTTCAGCCCGGCCTTGATCGCGTCGGCGGCGAGGGTAGCCTTCAGCACATCGCCGAAAATGGACGTTTTTTCCCTTGCGCTGTCCATTTCTTTCCCGAATTTATCCGTTTCTTTCCCGGCGTCGTTCATTTCCCGCCCGGCCCCGTCCACGGATTTGCCAAACTGGTCGGTTTCTTTCCCGGCCCCCGCCATGCCCTTCTCGGCTGCGGATAGGGCTTTGTTATTATCCTCCAGTTCGCGCTCCATGCCGTTCAATTCGGCCTTGGCGTTATTTAGCTGGGCGGCCCATGCTTGGGTGCGCTTATCGTTGGCCCCGAAAGACTGCTCGGCATTTTTTAGGGCCTGTTCCAGTATATTGATCTTGTCTTTTTGAGCGGTGATCTCTTTATTGAGAACGGTATTGCGGGAGGTGAGGGCTTGGACGGATTTGTCGTTTTTGGCAAATTGTGAAGTGACGAGATTCATTTCCGAGGCCAGAACCTTGAACGAGGCGTTTATATCGCGCAAAGCCGCCTTAAATTCCCGTTCGCCCTCCACGCCGATTTTTAACCCAAATTTGTCCGCCACGCCCTCACCCCCCATCAAATGTCGGCGGCAATAATATCATCAATGAACAGTTCACGCCTTGGCTGCGCCCAGCCCATGTGCTGTTTATGGCATTCCCATAAATCGAGAATTTCTCCAATCGGCGTCAGCCAAAAGACCGCCTCGCTGCGGTTCAAAAGCACGGTGGCATAATATAGAAGGCGGGTAAACGCCTCGGAATCCGTTACCCGCCCTGCTGGTTTTTTCCATTGCCGCCCTCGCTTTCAATATGGCGGTTTGTGCCTTTCACCATCGCCTCCATGATCGCGTCCTTGAACCCAGCGATCTCCAGCGGCGTGGTCAATAAATCCACGGCCTCCTCTGTTAGCAATTCCCTTGGATCGCCGGGGTTTTGGAGATTGTGGGCGAGGATGGACTGATTTGCCAGCATGGTAATCAGCCACGTTATTTCATCCATCGCCAGCTCAAAATTCTCCGATTTTAGGAGTTTATCGCCGAGGTTTTCCAGCCCCCCGTAGCGTTTGCCGATCTCTTTTGTGGCCTTGGTAGACAGCACAAGCTGGTATTCTTTGCCGCCGATGGTAATAACCGCGCTCCTGTCGTTATTCATCATCGCCGCCCTCCTCGTTCATCGGCTCGGTCGGGCCGCCATCCCCGGCGAAAGACGGCTCGTATACCTGAGAATACCAGTTCTGCACAACAACGGCAGCGACGCCGGAATCCCCCTCGGTAGCCTCGGCCTTCCACGGGTGTTTACCCTGCCCGTCCAGCTTGTTCCGGCGCATAACCGTGCCTTCGATGGTGGGGGTTTGGAAAGAAATGCTGTCCCCCTTGGTTTGGAGATTGGTGGCAGGGACGCCGAATTTGACACGGTAAAGCCAAAAATAGCGATATTTCCCGTTCGCCTTTTGCGCCCGGAAGCCCACAGCCACGGGGGAGCCAATATCCTCGCCGGAGGAGATCAGCACCCCGTTATCATCGGCGGCGGCCCCGGTCAATTCCTCGGCGGTGGTTCTGCCAATATCGTCCACGCCCAGCGACAGCTTGCCGCTCTTAAATTCTTTGACAATTTCGGCGGCCCCATCATCGGCATAGAGGACGGCCTCGGCGAGTTCCACGGATAAATCCGCTTTGATCGCTTTTGCCAGTAATTGGGGTTTGTCGTAAATCTCGGAGCCATCATCGCCCTCGGTGATTTTGGCATAGTACAGCCGGTCAAGACCAATCGTTGCCATGTTTTTCTCACTCCAATTCATAGGTTTTTGCCACATCTATGGCATAGTGGTGGTAACTGGTATCGGTTTCGTATTCGATGTACCGGCGGTCGGTAATGGTAAAATCCGCGTCCAGCAGGGCGCGGACGGCGGCGTTTTTGTGCTTGGTATAATTGCCCTTTGCATACAGGGACAGCCGGGCCTCCTGAACCTCGGCCTGTGGGCGGTTATCGGCAATCAACCCAAAACTGTCCGATAATGGCGTGATCACCATATAGGCGTCCGGGGCCGCGCCGGAAAAAACGCCGGTTTCCACGGGGAGGCCGCAGCCGGTAATAAGGCTGTTCAATTCTTCCAACAGGCTCATATGCGGTCGATCTCCTCCCGTAATTTTTCCTGCATTGCGGCAATACACGCCGCCTTGGACGCCGTTTTTGCCGGTTTCAGGAACGGTTTGGCTGGCTGCCCATGCTTGCCGTGTTCGATAATATTTGCCAACATAGCGTTCGTCACCCCCCGTCCCGCGCCGTGCGCGACATTGAGTCCAGCGTCACGCTGGCGGCGCGGCTCGGAGAACCCGATCTTCACGTTGAAATTGCCGTCTTTGTCCAGCTTGGCGGGGGATAGGCCCAGCGCGGCCTCCAATTCCCCGGTGGATCGGGCCTTGTATTTGATCCGCTTGCCGATCACGCCCCGGAGATTGCCGCGAACCCGCGCCAGTACGATCTTTCCACCGGCTTCCAGCACACGGGGCATGATCTCGTCGGTATGATCTGCCAGCGCGGACACGGCCTGTAGAAAATCCTCCGGCATTTGTATGGACGCTTTAGCCATTGGGAACCACCTTTTCCGCGAGGGTTTCTATATACATCCCGCGCCCTTTTACATCTTCCACGGATAGGATGTTGTAGTAATCGCACCCGTGTAAAATCAGCATTGCCGTGGTTACGGTCAGGCCGGGGATCACCCGGAAGCGGAAGAGCGCGGTGGCTTTGGAAAATGCCGCCCGGTTCTTCCACGCCGTGTTGCCGTGGCGATCCTCTTTATAGGCACGGGCGGCGGCGAGGATATGTTTTCCCTTTGTGGTAAACCCCTCCGCGTCCTTGGTGGGCGGGGCGGCGAGCAGGATAATCCGTTCCGTCATTTTCCCATAACTCACAGTTTTACCTCCCGTTCCAAAATCAGCAGCCGGTTTACCGTTTGCCATACATTCGCCGCCGCGTTTGTGTTATCCCCGAAGAAGCCCCCGGTCGATCCATCCCGCGCCTCGTAAAAATGGCTGGCAAGCATAACCACGGCCTGTTCGGTCGTGGGGGCCATCGCCGCCTTTTTGTAATGGCCCCCCGGCCTGTGCTGGTAGGTTTCGGCATAGGAAACGGCGGCGGCAATGTTGCCCAGCAGCAGGGTATCATCCTCATCATGCTGGAGGATTAGGTTGGTTTTTACTTTTTTGAGCCACGCTTTTTCTTTGGCTGTCATTGCCGCCGCCTCCATTTCATGTTTGTGTCAGGCTGGCAAGCCCTTCTTTTTTAGGACGCTTTCATCTTGAGCGTTTTGATCGCTTCGGGCAGGATCAGTTTCCCATCCACCCGCTGGGTAGCGAGGAAGCCCACTTGCCCGTTCACGGCGTATAATTCGTTCAGCCGTTTGAACACCCGGCCCTGCCGGTCTGCCACCCAATAATATCCAAAATCCCCAAAAGCGACGGCAAACTTCCCGGCTGCGGCGGCGGGTACGAACGCCGAGGTTTGGATCGGGCGGTTTAGAATGGTATCCGGCGTGGCCTCTTTGATGGACGGCTGCCACAAAAATTGCCCGTTGCTGTCTTTGAGTTTACGGATCATTTTCACGGTGCTTTCATTCATCACGAACGTGGCCTTATTGCGGTATGGGGATTTTAGGCTGTAAAACAAATCCATGATCTCGTCCAGCGTGATCGCGGTCGCGGAGGCGGCGGTAACGCCGAGTTCCGCGCCCCCGGTGGTGTGGAAAATGCCGGAAGGCTTGCCGGTGCCGTCCCCGATAAAGAACGCCTCCTCTTCTTTGGTGCCGATCCGCCGCGCAAATTCGGCGGCGATGTACGCCTCGATATTGAACACGCTGTCGTATAGGAGTTCCTCGGACACTTTTATCATCGTTCCCAGCTTGTAGGCCCCGATGGAAACCTGTCCAAATGTATCCGCGCTCTCCGGGATCGCGCCCTCCTCGTCGATCCACGCCGCCGTCCCCTTGGAAGCCGCGACCGGGATTTTCCGATCCCCGGAGGAAGTGGTGATCACTTTGGCAATGGAGCGGAAAATGTTTTCTTCTACCAATGCCTCCACAAGCGTCCGCTCGTATTCATCCGGCACAAGGTAGCCGCCATCGGCGTCGGTGCCGATCTTGAGGGCGTTGGTAACTTCCGGGGCCGGGGTTTTGTCCCGCATATTCTGCCAGAACGCTTTGGCGTATTCGCCGGAGGCCCTGCCGGTCTTTTCCCCGCCGCCTGGCGCATGGGGCCGCCCGGTGATCGGCGCGGAGGTAGCCGCCGCCATTTCAAGATCGAGGACGGCTTGGCGTTCCAGCCGTTCCACTTCCTTCCCCAGCGCGACCACATCGGCTTCCATTTTGTCGTAGATTGCGGTGTCCTCGGCAGAGAGCAGCCCATCGCCGCCCCGTTTGGAATCGAGGAACGCTTTGGCGGCGTCCCACGCCTTGGCGCGTTTTTCGCGCAATGCTAAAATCTGGCTCATGTTTTTTCCTCCCATAATTTAGTGTGATAACAGATCGAGCCGCCGATCCAGCGACAAAATCGGCGTTCCGTTGGTTTTTTGCTTGGGTAATTTCCCCAGCAGGGAATTGGTGACCGCCGCCCGGCTGAATACCATCCCGGCCTCGCCGGTATTTTCCGGGTGTGTGTCCGGGCCGGAAAACATGAAATTGTCTGCAAAACCCAATTCCACGGCCTTATTCGCGTTCATCCATGTTTCGGCGTCCATCATTGCGGACAGGGTATCGCGTGGCAGCCCGGTCTTTTTTTGGTAAGCGTTGATGATGGACTCTTTTACCTCATCCAATAGGGCCTTGGCCCGGAGCATTTCCTCGGAATCGCCCCACGCCACCGTTGCCGGATTATGGCACATCATCATAGAAACGGGTGAAACCAGCACCTCGGCCCCCGCCATTGCGATCACCGAGGCCGCGCTTGCGGCGAGGCCGTCGATCTTTACGGTGACCGCGCCGGGATGATCCAGCAGCATATTGTAAATTTGCGCCGCCGCGAACACATCGCCGCCCGGTGAATTGATCCAAACCGTGACCGGCCCGGACTCCGCTGCCAGTTCGTCCTTGAATTGCCGGGGGGTTATTTCATCGCCCCACCATGTTTCCTCGGCTATGGGGCCGTTCAGGTACAGGGTACGCCCGTCCTCATTTTTGACCCAATTCCAAAATTTTCTCAATGGTTTTCCTCCTTCCTGTGTGTTCCCGTAAGCGGGATCATGTTGCCATTGATGAGGTACAGATCGCCGCCCTCGTCCGCGGGGATTTTGTCCATGTCCTCCATTTCCCGGATGTCGTTTGCCGACAGCCAGCCGTTCTGCCGCCCGGTGGAATAACCCTCCATCCGGCTTTTGTAATCGCCGCGCAGCAGGGCGTTTACATTGAATTTGATAAAATATCCCCTTTTTTCCGATGGCAGGAGCAGGGCCTTTTGAATGGCCTGTTCCCAGCGCACCACCCACGGGTCGAGGGTAAATTTTACAAACTCCAACGATTGCTGTTCGATATTGGAGAAACTGGACTTTTCAAGATCGCCGATCATGTGCGGCGGTATGCGGAAAATCCGGGCAATTTCGTTCAGCTGGTATTTCCGGGTTTGCAAAAATTGGGCCTGTTCCGGGGGAATGGAGATCTGCTTGTATTTGATCCCCTCCTCCAGCACCGCGATCCGGGCGGCGTTCCCGCTCCCCCTGTACAGATCGTTCCAGCTGTCCCGCAATTTGCCGGGTTCTTTTACCACGCCGGGATGTTCCAAAACGCCGCCCGGATTGGCACCGTTGGCAAAGAACGCCGCGCCGTATTCCTCGGTGGCCATTGCGATCCCGATGGCGTTTTTTGCCATTGCGATAGGAGAATAACCCACCAGCCCGTCGAAGCCGAGGCCGGGGATATGCAGCACCTGATCGGGCCGGAGGATGGTATAGCCGGTGTCCTTTCGGTATTCATAAAAAAGAACGCCTCCCGGCGTTCTGTCGACCCGCATTTGATCGGGCATGAGCGGGTATAGGCTGATCACGCGCCCGCTGCCGTCCCGGATGATCTGCGCGTATGCGTTGCCATAGATTAGGAGGTGCGACATGAGCGTCTCCCGGAACATAAAGGCCGTCATTTCCGGGTTTGGCTCGTTTTGGAGCAATGAATACAATGGGTGTGTGACCGCTTTTTCCTTTCCCATTTCCGTGGTTTTGAAAATATGGAGCGGGAGGCTTGCCACGGCTTCTGCCAGTATTCGGACACAGGCGTAAACCGCCGTGGTTTGCATTGCCGTTCGTTCATTGACGATCTTGCCGCTGGATGATCCCCCAAATAGGAACGAAAACGCGCTGCCGGGCAGGGCATTGCCGGGTTTATCACGGGATCGGAAAAAGGAAAGCGCGGTTTTGATGATGTTCATATGGTAAATAACCCCTCCCTCTGGTCATAGATGGACATTTGAATGCCGCCGCCGATGGTAGCACGGGCGAAGCCCATAATCAGCGCGACCGCGCCGTCTATCTTTTCCGTGGATTTCCGTTTGCTGGGTTTGATATTATCGGCGGCGTCCCGCTCCACAATTAGGTTCGACATATTCCAATCGAGGACGGGGTGCTTGCCGTGCCGGATTTTTCCCTGCATAACAAACTGGTAAAAATCCTTAGACGGCGGGGACATGGACAAATAACCCTGCCCGAACGGGAACACAATAAACCCGTTCTCCGCGCCCAATTCCTCCAGATCGCGCCGGATTTTCTCCGCGCCGTACCGATCATAGGCGATCTCCCGGATACGGAACCGCAGGGTAAGCGTGGCGATAAACTGGACAATATAGTCATAATCCACCACATTCCCCTCGGTGGTGTGAAACACGCCCAGCTTCTTCCATACGGCATAGGGAACGTGATCACGCCGGGTGCGAAAGTCGATCACTTCCTCCGGCAGCCAGTAATACGGAAGAACGGTATATTTGGGATCATCGTCCACCGGGGGGAAAACAAGCACCAGCGCGGTAAGATCGCCGGTGCTGGAAAGATCGAGGCCACAATAGCAATCACGCCCATCGAGGGCGTTTTCGGCAATGTCCTCCCCACATAAATCCCATTTGTCCATAGGCAGCCAGCGGACGTCCGAGTTGCACCATTCATTCAGCCGGAATTGCCGGAAGTGCATTTCCTCGGCGGGGTTTTGCTTGGCCTGATCGTAGGCGGCCCGGACGGTATCCATTGGAAAAGTAACCCCGATGGAAGGGTTTACCCGCCGCCATACGGCCTCGTCCTCCCAATCATCCCCATCCTCAAAACCGAACACGGCGGGGTAGAAGGCCGGGTCGATCTTGGAGCCGTCTATGATCGCCTTGGCTTTGCAATGTATCTCATAACAGATGGAAGTTTTTGATCTGCCAGCCGTGGTAATCAGGAAATATAGCGGCTGCCGCCGTGCGTCCCCGGTATATTTCGTCATGGTATCGAATAGATCACGGGTTTGCTGGGCAAATAACTCATCAAATATCAGCCCGGATACATTGAACCCCTGCTTGGTTTTGGTTTCGCTGGATAATACCCGATATACGCTGTTGGTATGGGGAAAAACGATCCGTTTTGTGGACGGCACAAGTTTTGCCAGCCGATCCAAGCAGGGCCATTGCTCCACCATCGCCCTCGCGGTATTGAAAACTATGGACGCTTGGTTTATATCGGCGGCGCATGAATACACCTCGGCCCCGGCCTCCCCATCCGCAAATAGCAAATAAAGCGCAATGGCGGCGGCGAGTTCGCTTTTGCCGTTTTTCTTGCCTATTTCCACATAGGCCGTGCGGAATTGCCGGGTGCCATCCGGCCCGATGATCCCAAAAATATCCCGCACGATTTGTTCTTGCCACGGCATGAGCCGGAAAGGTAACCCTTTCCAATCGCCGGTGGTGTGGCTTAATTTGGAGATAAAATGCACCACAAAATCGGCCCGGCGCGGATCATAGCGCGAGGTCGGCAGCATGAGCGGCGTGGGCGTGTATACGAATGACAAAGCGATCCCCCATTTCCGGGCAATAAAAAAAGGCCCCGAGGCCCCCATGATCCTATAGGAACGAGGCGCAGCCCCCATCGGGGCGGCCTCCGTATTATATGCCGTGATTATTTGCCGTTGGCTTTGGCCCAATCAAACTCGCGTTTTTCGATTTCCACCTTAACCCTGTTCGCCCTATGGCCTCCAAAATCGTTTTCTTTTATGTAGCGGATTTTTCCATTATGGCGTTCGGCA